CATCTAGTACATTTGTACCAATCCCTGATGGCGGAAAAGTAATTAAAATTATATCAGCTCTTCAAGGTGCAATTGGAACAGCTAATGGAGCTATTACTTTTGAAATTGGTGGAACAGCAATAACTGGCGGAGCAATTTCAGTTACACAATCTGGATCTGCTGCTGGAGATGTAGATACTTCTACACCAACTGCTTTAAATACAGTTTCAGAAGACGGTACTATCGAAATGATTACTGATGGTGCATCTGCTACAGCTTGTGAATGCAACGTAACATTTGTTATAAGAAGATAATTAAATAGGACTAATGTTCCTGGAACGTTCTGGGAACATATCCTAAACAAAAGGAAAACAAAACATGAACTATGGATTAAGACATGGAACTGTACATAAGCTAACTTCTGGAAGTTCATCTTCTGCTAGTTCAGCTTTTTCAGCTAACATAGAATACATAAGAGTTGTAGGTACTGTTGCTTGTCATATACATATAGCAGTATCACCAACAGCAGCTGCAACCACAACATACTTACCTGCAGCAGAAGTTGAAGTTATTAAAGTTTCAGCTGGAGAAAAAATTGCAGTATTAAGAGTTGGTGTTTCTGATGGCAAAGTAAGCGTTACTGAACTAACACAATAATGACAAAGGTAAGAGCAACCGAATGGAATGCTGATGCTACCAAGACTCGTTACATACAAGAGTCTGATGGTAAACTAACCATCCATAATCAGCAAAACCTAAGTCCTTTATTGGAAAGAAATAAGAAACTTTATACTCAAAATGATGGCTATACAGCCTCAAGAGATATGAGACGGATTGCTAGTGTTCCTCCTATTATGCTCCAGTTATGGACTAAAGAATATAATGGTACTCGTAATTGGTGGGCTTTACCTAAAGAAACACAAAAGAAAATAATGAGAACTAAACTGAATAGTAGTGAGTTTAAATATTTCAAAACTTCAGAAGGATCTTTATAATGGCAATATCAACGTATACAGAATTAAAAGCATCAATTGCTAACTGGTTAAATAGAAGTGATTTGACTGATGAAATAGCTGATGACTTTATTAAACTTACTGAAGCAGATTTTAATGCTAAGTTAAGAATAAGACAGATGGAACAGATTGATACTGTTACTATTGACGAAGAAACTGAGACTGTACCAACAGGATTTATTTCTGTTAGATCATTTTATCTTTTATTATCTAGTACAAAATATCCACTAGAATATATTACACCCCATAACTTATTTGAAATAAGAGGTGGTTCAAGAACAGGAAGACCACGTTCTTATACTATAGAAGCAGATAATGAAACTGAACAATTCAGATTTGGTCCTAAACCTGATACTACTTATACTGGTTACTTATCATATTACAAAAATATCGCAGCTCTTGGTACTTCTAATGCAACAAATTATATTTTAGATAAACATCCTGGTATTTATTTGTATGGAAGTCTTTATCATTCATCTAATTTCTTAGGAGGAATGGATCAACAACAAGTACAAGGTTGGTTACAAATGTATATCGCAGCATTAGAACGATGCGAAAATAACGACAAACAAGATTCATATGGTGGAGCACCTGTAGTTCAAAGAACAGATGTTCAAACCGATCTATCATTTTATAGGAACAGATAATGCAAGTACCTTTTGGAGAATGGCTACCTGATCAACCTGATCACTTAAAGAAGGGTGCTAACGTAGCAACTAATGTCTACTATGCACAGAATAGCTATAAACGATTTCCTTCTTTAGTTGATTATAGTTCAAATACTTGTGTTAAAGATTCTAGAGGAGCAGGTTCATTTAGAGATAATACAAATAATATTTATAATTTTGTTGGTACTAAAGATACACTTTATTCACTAGCATCAGGTACATTTACTGATAGAGGTGCAAGCGGAACATTATTATCAAACTCTTATGCTACTTGTACAATTACAGTTACTGATTATTCGAACATAGCAACTGATTCAACTCTTGTTCTAACAAAAAATGATGGAACAACAGTTAC